GGGAGGCGATGGTTTCCGATAACACCCGCACACAGGCATATACTGCTGAGGTAGCCATAGCGGTTCTTTCATTGACCGTTTTGCCGCTAGGTGTGGGGCCAAAGAAAAAAGCATAGGCATTTTGCCAAAAGCTGTTTCTGGGGCTGCCCCGGTCTTTAAACAGACTGGACAGAATGGGTATTTTCATACAAAGGGTTTCACCTCCTAAAAACCGGGTATAAAAAAACACAATGAAAGCCGCCACAGAAGGCGACTCCCATCTCATAACCTCAGTCTTCCTGGCTGAAGCCAGTTTGTATTCTTGTGTGAACCTGTACCTTAGATTCTAGGCTCTAAGCCATTCATCATTAAACTTATCCCTAAATTCCTCCATTACATCCTCAAAACGTGTTAGACCCTCTGCTTTCATTTTCTTGGAAAATTTGATTGCATTATCTGTGGCAAGGGCAGACCAAAAGTATTGAACCATCTTTTCAGCACTCAATCTGCTCATTCTTGCTATTGTAAGGTTTACACCACTTTTTATATTGGACGGGGCATCTGGCGAATCCAGAATTGGATCAAACACTTTTTTGTGGAGATAGCGCATTAATTCTTGTTCCTTTGTCATTTTTCCCTCCCCCAATTTCAACTAAAATTATCTAACCTTCCCCGAGCACATATTTGACCTTTTCATCCGAGTATTGATAATACCCTAAATGCCTATCTCTTTGTAACCTACCTATTAAAATATAGGCGGGGATGTTCTGTTCGACTGAAAATCCTTTGATAGAGGATAGCGTAAAATCCTTTTTTGCCACAAAACCCTCATATGCTGCCGGGTCAATCAAGATATTTGCCGCAAACATATCCGCTCGATCCTCCGCCTCACCTTTGGCAAAATCGTAATCAACCAGTTTATCATCAATGTCACCGTTTATGATATGGCCGATTTCGTGGAAAAATGTGAACCAAAATATATCGGCAAATTTACGTCTGGTGGTCATGAGCAAATTAAGGGTACCATCACTATTCCTTTTGATCACACCCTGAACCGGAGCGCCTCGAAAATTTTTTACAATAGAAAACTTGATACCACACTCAGCCAGATAGGTTTTTAATCGGGGCTGGATAGCGGTCACATCTTCAAACATCAGTTCTTTAATCAAAGGGACCTTATCCTTTAATCTGTCAATATCCAACCCTTGCTCTGTTTCTTGGTCCTTGACAATCAAGTCGCACATCCTCAGCCAGGTAAATAAAACAAAAGGATCAATATTTGTTGCTGTGGCTAGACGGTAAGCCCCTGTTTGGGAAATCTGGGGTATCCGAGTTAGGCTGCTAATGTTTAAAAATCTTCTGAGGCTAATGACAAGCATTGGTCCATGGGCTTCCGGTTCTAATATCCTTATCTCTTTTAGATGCTTCACTATACTACTAAGCCTCTTTAGGATCTCAAGTTCCTGGTCGGAAATCCCGTTAATTTCCTCGAAATCTGCTAATTCTTTATCGTAATTGGCCTGCAGATTAACCCAAAAGCTAGCATCAATGCCTAAAGCGTATTCCAGTTTTTTAGCATAGGAAACAGAGATGGCTTTTTGGCAGTTAACTATACTGCTGACATGCGGTTCTGTTACGTCAGTTCGTATGGCAAGCTCCTTCTGGCTCATCTGCCTGTCTTCCAAAATTTCTTTTAATGTTTCTCCCGGGTGAATAATAAATTCACGGGATAAGCCATTCATGTTTTTGGCCATGATAATCCATCACCCCCTCTATAATGACCACATCGCATTCTTTTAACGACTGGGGATCCAAACTTTCCACATCTGGTTTAACAACAAGCCTGATATTACCGGAAATACTGATCCCATAACACCCCTGTAAGTTTTCATACAGCGGGTGGGGTTTTCCAAGCCCCGTATCAAGATAGATACTAAAATTTGCTGCTGCTCTTAATTGATCATGCCGCTTCTTAGCTCCTCTAGCTAAATCATTCCCGATCTTTCTTCTCATTAAGTTAAAATCATTAAAATACCTCTCCAATGATGGTTTTCTGTATTTAAATCTCACACCCCTCATCCCACCCGACTTAACCTTTTAGCTAACTTAACCTTTTGGTTAATTATATTTTAGCCCAAAGGTATCTTTTTTTCAAGGGGTTTCTTTAAAAAAATTATAAAATCAACAGCCCCCGCTCATCATAAATCGAATTATCCCTATTTCCCTCATTCCGGATACACCGATCAAGAGCCATAATCATGGCCACCGCCCCGTCAATCTTCTCCGTTGACTTGGCTTTATCCGGCTTTATATTCCCCGCCGGATCGGTGCGGATATGAATATTATCCATCATCCAAGAAAGCACCGGATGGCCGCCATGGGCGATTTTCCCCTCCAAGGTTAGCTTCATTAGCTCTTTTGTGGGCGGGCTCATATCCTTATATCCCTGGCCAAAGGGCACCACCGTAAACCCGGCACCCTCCAAGTTCTGCACCATCTGCACCGCCCCCCAGCGGTCAAAGGCGATCTCCTTAATGTGATACCTTGTGTTTAAATCCTCGATAAATTTTTCAATAAAGCCATAATGGATTACATTCCCTTCGGTAGTTAACAAATACCCCTGCTGCTTCCAAACATCATAAGGCACATGATCCCGCCGCACTCTTAGTTCTAAGGTCTCCTCCGGCAGCCAAAAATAGGGGAGAACATAGTATTTACCATCATCCTCCACCGGTGGGAATACCAGCACAAAGGCGGTGATATCTATGCTGCTAGATAAATCCAAGCCACCATAGCAGACCCTGCCTTTAAGCCGTTCCGGATCCACCGGGTGATTGCACTTCTCCCAAGTTTCCATGGGCATCCAGCGCACCGACTGCTTCACCCATTGATTAAGCCTAAGCTGCCGAAATAGGTTTTCCTCTGCCGGGTTTTCCTTGGCACTTGTGTAGGCGGCCCGCACCTTTTCAATGTCGATGGTATGATCCAGAGAGGGATTTACCCTATACCAGACCTTCTCATCGCCCCAATCCTCCCCCTCCTCAATACCGTAGATCACCGGATAAAAGGTAGGGTCCATTCTTTTCCCCCTTAGGATATCCTCCGCCTTCTGATGCACCTCAAAGCAGATGGAATTCCGATCCGTTCCGGCGGTAGTAATTAAAAAGAACAAGGGCTGCATCCTGGCATCCCCGCTACCCTTGGTCATCACATCATAAAGCTGACGATTGGGCTGGGCATGCAGCTCATCAAAGACCACTCCATGGACATTAAAACCATGTTTGGTATAGGCTTCCGAAGAAAGCACCTGATAGAAACTGCCAGTGGGCATGTAAACCAGTCTTTTCCTGGAAAGGACCGGCTTGATTCTTTTCTTTAAGGCCGGTGATTGCTCCACCATATCCACCGCCACATCAAACACAATAGAGGCCTGCTGCCTATCGGCGGCGCAGCCGTAAACTTCAGCTCCCCATTCCCCATCCCCGCAGGTAAGATAAAGGGCTACCGCCGCGGCCAGCTCGCTTTTACCATTTTTCTTGGGCACTTCCACATAGGCCGTATTGTACTGCCGGTAGCCATCTTCTTTGACGGTTCCAAAAACATCCCGGATTATTTTATCCTGCCATGGTAGCAATTCAAAAGGCTGGCCATACCAGACCCCTTTAGTGTGATTGAGCAGGCTGATAAATTTAACCGCCCTCTCCGCTTTGTCCTGGTCGAAAAACACTATTTAGGCACCCTCAGTAGGGCGTCCATGGGGTCATCGGGACTTGCCGCCTCTTGATCTACCTTTATCCGGGTTCTGGCAGCCGGTGTCAGCCCAAACTCGGAGCAAAAATCCTTCATGGTTTTAAGATAAGTCTGGGCAATGGATACCTGGGGCACCTGTTGAATATAGCCGGAAGGGGTTTTAAAGATGGTGCCATGTTTCGACAAAAACTCCTCGGCTTCTTTCCAGCGGGCATAGGCCTGGCAGTATCCGGCAAAGGCAGCCTTATCCACCTGGGTTAGAACCCCGATGGTTTCCAAGGTTTTGGCCATCCTTTTCCACTCTTTTTTTGCCTCCGGCTCCAGCCATGACGGACAGCGAGGAGCCTTTCTTTCCGGCTGGGGTTCATTTTTATTGAGCGGTCTTTTACCGGGATTGCCCTCCAGCACTTTTAGGGCGGTAGGTTTCGGTTTCCTTCCCCGTGTCGCCATCGCTTTCACCTCCCATAAAAAAAGAGCCCGTAGGCTCTGTGGCTTCATATTTTAGTCCAATCTATTAGCGGCTCCAGCGCCGGGGCTTTCTGCCGCTTGAGGTTTGAATAAATCTGATCTGGTCAATTCTTGCTTCCTGATAACTTCTTGCCGGGGCCTGATCCAGCCTGTTTTTTTGCTGGATTGTTTCCTTAACCGCCTTGATCAGCCCAAAGCTGAATTCCCCTCGCTCTTCTTCTTTCCTCGCCAGCCTGCCCACCTTCCGGTTGTCAGTATCGTAAAGCCTCTCTATCAGTTCTTCCAAGTTTCCCGGTATTAGCTCCTGGGGCCAGCCTGCCAGTTCTTCCCTTGTTCTTTCTAGTAAGTCTTTCATGTTCGCGCCTCCTATGTGTTTTTGGTAGTCTATATATCACTCAGAACACACATAATAGCAAGGCCATTTGCAAAGATTTATCAGATAAATCCCAAGGAAAAAAGAGCCCGCAGGCTCCTTTTAAACTCCCCGCCTATCTAAGGTTTACCAAGCCGTCTTGATGTCGCCAAAGTTCAGCGGTTTCTTTCACCGGCTGGCACTTGGCAGCATCGGCAATCCAGCGGCTGCCATCATTGTAAAAATGCCGAAGGATTGGATCCCCTGTCCCTTCGTGAAACCCGTCTACTTTGGCGAGGTAGCCGAAGTTCAAAACTGTCTGGCCGATGTGAAATTTGCTTGTCATGATGAAAACCCCCTAAAAGTGATGTGCCTTGCGGCAGGTCTATACATCACTTATAAACACAGGTAAGTCAAGGCTTATTTCCTGATACCCGGAAAATTAAAATCACCTTTTTTGATCGCTTCCCTTTCGGCCTTCTGCGCCAATTTGTAGTCCTTATCTTTCATTTCTTTTTCCTTGCAATCAAGGCAGAGGCAGTCCCGGTTGAACATGGACATGACCCGGCCTGCTTGCAAACTTTGGCCGCAGCGATCACAGTATTTCTGGGAAAAGAATTTATCCATCCCTACCCCTCCCCCGCAGCTTTGCCCTTTTGGGCCCCTGTTTACCGCACCGAAGCCTTCATCCCTACCCCCACCGTTTGGCCTCACTGGAGCCAAAGGGGGTCCGCTGACGGCTTTCTATTAAGGCCTGTTGCAACGGTTCTAGCTCCAGTCCCCAATCCCGGTAACCTTCCTCAATGATCCGGTAGTAACTATCGCTTGGCTCCTGGCACCCTTTGGAGGTCATCACGTAAACAAAAGCCAGGTAAACCTTACCTTGGTCATCTTCCACTTCCACATCTAACTTGTCGTAAAATCTGGGATAGCCTTCATAGCGATCCAGGCTTTTAATATCCCCTTGTGAAACGGTGTAAATCGCCCCCCAAACCATAGACCCTTCATCTTCAACAATGTCGGCTACCCGGTTAAAACAAAGCCGGTATCCTTCAAGTTTGGCTTTGGCCACCGGCTCTGAATCCGGGCAGCGTTCCTGCATCTGCTCCCGGTGAAGGTTACTGCCGTAAGCAAAATAATACATGGGAAAACCCCCTTTCAATAACATCTATCACCCAAAAGGAAGGATTTAGCAAGCCCTATTAATCACCGCTTCTTAAACCGGCAATATCTTTTTTGTCCGCTTCCGCTTGACTTAAACCGAAATGCCTCAAGGCATCTTCTTTTGAAATCTCAACCAAAAACCCCAAATCCACAAATTTGCGGTAGGCGTTTTGGGCCCTTTGCGCTAAAGTGTCCCCCGTAATCTGGACTCCCTTACCGTAAAAGGTCCAAACACTATGGGCCATTTCCTTCATATAATCTTCCACCGTCATGGCCGGGGGCACGAAAGCAAAACTTTTTAGCTCTGCAAACACCCCCAGCGCATCCTTGGCCACTACAACCCGTTCCCCGTCCCTGGTAATCACTCGTATGTACAACCTTCCCACCACCTTTGCCTAATTTGGCCGGGCCTTAAAACCCTACCGCCTGTCGGCCGTTTCTAAAAGCGCTGTCCCCTTCCAGGTTGGCCAGCAGATGCAGCCTGGCTGTTTTAAATTCATCCCCGATCATCCCCAGTCTCAAAAGCCAGGTCCTAAAGGTGTACTTGGGGTTGGTGGTTACGGTCTTCTTGGCGCTGGCGCTTCTTTGGCTTAGGGCCTGGGCACAAACACTTAAACAAAACTGGATGTAGGCTTTGGCTTTCCCGGCATGGGTGGTGCCGTTGAAAAATCTAAACTCCACTGTGGGCCCGTAAAAAACCGAGTGCAGGTTCAGCCCGTGGTAGCGGCTGGAATGATACCGGGCGCTGCGGCGGCCATTGTAACCGGCATACCAGATGTCGGCCAACTGCTCCAACTCCTTTGGCTTTTGGCGATTTAGCTCCACCAAGAAATGGCCGCTTACTCTCTGGCAGTAGCGCTGTTCCCTATCCCTATAAACGTTTAGGGCTTGGTAAATCAAGTCCTCTTTGCTGGCCACAATGTTCACCAAGTTCCTGAGCGTCCGGGCGCTAAATCTATCTTTGCCCACATGTAGGTGAATGGCACAGGTCCTGTTGGCAAAAGCCCCCGCTTCCCTTAAAGCCCTAATGAGCTTTTGCACCGTTTCAATATCCTCGTAGCGGCAGATGGGCGAGACCAGCTCCACCCGGAAGTCGGCCCCGGTTGCTACCCTCCTGCCCTGCCGCTTTGCCTGGGGCCTGATGCTGGAATCGTTAACAATCGTCCAACTGCGGCCATCGCTACCGGCAACCTGCCATTTGTCGTAGCCGCCGCCGATGTAGTGGGCATGGGTACCAAAATGCTCGGCCACCGTTTTTGCCGCCCTCTCCCGGCTGACCCCCGTCAGTTCGATCTCGATGCCAAAGGTTAAATTTTTCATGCCTGTCGACCTCCTGTGTTTTTGGTAGGTCTATACATCACTTACAAACACAGGTAAGTCAAGGCATATAAGCGAAAATTAACGATATGTTCCCCTAAACCTCCCCAAGGCGGCCATTTAAGGCTGCACCGCTTTTTGGAGGCCTATTCCACCTCCACATATTCCATGATGATCCCCAAAGCCTCATGGTAGCTGCCGGAGTTTTGTATCCTTTTGATCATCTCCTCCGCTTCTTCCCTTAAGCCCGCTTTTTTTAATATTCGGCTGGCGATACCCATAAGATTAAAAATATTGCCGTCTTCGCCGATAAGTTTACATTTAGGTTTAGGCATTGACCGCTTCCCCCTTCACCGGCCTTCTAAAAGAACTGTTGCCGGAAAGGTTTTTAAGAAGCACCCTTCGGGCCAGTTTATATTCATCCCCGATCATCCCCAGCCTTAAGAGCCAGATCCGCAAGCTATATTTTTCATTCTCCGTCGGCTTTACCTTGGCGGACACATTTCGTTTCAGCCGCCGGGCGTTTAGGTTGATCAGGCCAAATAGCTTTGTCGCCGCTTCCACCTTTCCTGGATTATCCCCCTCCGGGCCCAATTTAAAGGTGATGATTTCCTTGTCGTAATTGATATCAATGCCGGGGACGCTAACCCCTTCCATGGCCCTTTGGAAATGCTCTAACGTAACCATGGGCTTTTCCTTTAAGGCGGCGATGGTTTTCTCATCCACCAGATCGGTTTTAAACCCCAGCGCCTTTTTAATTAAAGGCTGTCTACTGTAAATAACATGCATCAGATTTCGTAAACTTTGCCCCTGGTAGCCTTCTAGAGGCAACTCCACTTCCAAATTTGTCGCCGTTTCTTCGGCAGCAATTTCCAAGCTCCCTTCCTCCCTTCCCTTTTCCGTAGTTTCCGCTAATAAGGCATTTAGCTCCAGTTCCCGGCCGTCACTATCTAGAATGCGGCCCCGGCGGTCAACGGTGTAATCCCCCACCTGGTAAGCAAAGGTAGGCGCCCCTAGGTAGGCTGATGTAACTTCTAAATGCTCAGCCAGTTTTTTGACCAGTTCTTTTCTCGTCACTTTTAACCCCTCCTGTGGTTTTTTGTATGTCTATACATCACTTAAAGCCACAGGAATAGCAAGGTTTATAGCGCATCTTTATGGGAAATCTTCTCTCCTGCCCTAAGCAAATAGACTTCATCATCTGAGCCTACCTGCTCAATATATCTTTTAACAATCACATCTACGTATTTTTCATCCAGCTCCGCCATGTAGCAAGTGCGGTCCAGTTGCTCGCAGGCGATCAAGGTAGAGCCGCTGCCGCCGAAGGGGTCCAAGACAATGCCATTTGGAGCACTGCTATTTCTAATCGGATAGCCGCAAAGAGCCACCGGCTTCATGGTGGGATGCTCCGCAGACCTTTTGGGCCGATCAAATTGCCAGACTGTAGTTTGCTTCCGATCTGCATACCAACGGTGCCTACCTGTTGGCTTCCAAGCGTAGATGATAGGCTCGTGTTGCCACTGGTAGTCGCTACGTCCTAACACCAAAGAATCCTTTACCCAGACACAGACCCCGGAGAGGTGAAAGCCCACCTCCCTAACAGCGTTTCTAAAATTAAGCCCCTCGGTATCCGCATGGAAAACATAAAGGGCCCCGCCGTCCGCTAAATGCCGATAGATATTTTTGAAAGCTGCGAGGAGAAACTGATAAAAGTCGCCGTCTAGCTGGTGGTCGTTTTTAATGAGCCGCTCCTTTTTACTCCCGGCAGTAAAATTGACATTGTAGGGTGGGTCGGTCACTACTAAGTTAGCCTGCTTGCCGCCCATAAGTATTTCGTAGGTTTCGGCTTTGGTGCTATCCCCGCAAAGTAGCCGGTGTCTCCCTAAAAGCCACAGGTCACCGGGCTTACTGATAACGGGTTCCTTTAAAGCCCCGTCCACATCAAAATCGTCTTCTTTGATATCCTTGTCGTGGATTTGGCTGAACAGATGCTCAATTTCAGCGGCGTCAAAACCGGTGATGCTGATGTCGAACATCCCATCATCCAGCTCGCTGATTAAATCAGCAAGTTTCGGTAAATCCCACTCACCGCTGACTTTATTTAAGGTGATGTTCAGGGCCTTCTCCTGCTGCCCATCTAAATCTACCACCACACATTCTATTTCGGCCTCGCCCTGGTGCCGTAATATCTTTAGTCTTTGGTGCCCCGATACGATATTACCTGTTTGCTTGTTCCAGACGATGGGCTCCACATAGCCGAAGGTCTCCATAGACTTTTTGAGTTTTTCGTATTCGGGGTCCCCCGGCCTTAAATCTTTTCTGGGGTTATATTGGGCCGGGTTCAGTTTTTCTATAGCTATTTTTTCTAGCCGCAACTATTACACCTCCTGGCGGAGAGCCTTCTCCCCGGTGAACTTCTCCCAGCGCTTCACTGCTAAATCGCAATAGGAAGGAGATAATTCCATCCCGTAGCAATTTCGCCCCAACTGCTCAGCAGCTATGATAGTGGTGCCGGAACCACAAAAAGGTTCATAAACTGTGTCACCCATATCGCTAGTAAGCTTTAGGAAAAAGGCGGGTAGCTTTACGGGAAAGATGGCCGAGTGTTTTAAGGATCGGGTATTGCCGGGTATTTGCAGCACATTGCCGGGCCTGGCGATACCCCTTTTAAACTTGCCGCTGACGCTGATGTTGCCGGATTTACCCTTTGATTTATTCTCCTTGCTCGAAACCCTTATGGAGTCTGACTGCTTGCCCACCATCCGCGGTTTAAATTTAATTTTCTTGGGCTTAGTGAAATGGAAGATGTCCTCATACATATCCACCAAATCTAAAGGCAGCGTTTCCAGTCTTTTCTCATCCACTTCTACAAGCTGCACCATCCATTCGATCTTTTCTTTCTTAGTAAAAAAATGTACCGGCTCAAAGTCGTTTCTCAGGCGGTTTGACCAGCCACCGGGCAGCCCCGGTTTGGTCCAAATTAACTGGTCCACATAGCGCCAGCCGCCCTCCACTAAAGCGATGATGGTTTTCATCACGTAAAGGGAGCGCTGGCCATCTTCCACGTGTTCCTTGATATTGACAAAGAAGGAGCCATCATCAGCCAGCACCTGATAAACATTTTGGGCAACTTCTAAAAACCAGCCCGGGTATTCTTCCGGAGGTATGCCGCCATAGTCGTCCTTTCGCTGCATAGCGTAAGGCGGGGAAGTGATGACGCAATTAGCTTCTACCCCATCCATCAGCCTTTCCACATCGGCAAAGTTGGTGCTATCCCCGCAGAGCAACCGGTGATTACCTAAAAGCCAAAGATCTCCCGGTTGGGTACTGGGTTCCTCTGGTGCTTCTTCATCAAAGTCATCTTCCACAACTTCTTCTTTAAAACCTAACAGTTCATCTATCTCCTCGGCATCAAAGCCGGTAATATCTTTTAAATCATCGTCTAAGCCTTTAAGTAACTCGCTCAGCTTGGGTAAGTCCCAATCACCCTTGATTTTGTTTAGGGCGATGTTTAAGGCCCGCTCCCGTTCCGGGGATAAATCAACTAGGGAAACCGCCGCTTCTTTGTCCCCCCGTTCTTTTAATATTTTGAGACGCTGGTGGCCGGAGATGAGCACATTGCCCCGCTTGTTCATCACCAAGGGCTCCACCAGATCAAATTCATCCATGGATTTTTTAAGCTTCTCATATTCCGGATCCCCCGGTTTTAAATCTTTGCGGGGGTTATATTTTGCCGGGTTAATTTCATCCAAAGGGATGCGCTTGATCTCCAAAATGGCCACCTCCTTTTGCTTGGCTTTATTTTTGGGGCGGCGTTCCATAAAACATGGCTATTTAAGCCCTTGACCCCCACCCTTGAATTCTGCGAATTCTTGCGCGAAGCCCCGCCGCCGCACCTTGGGCCAAAAGGTGTAGAGATTGATACCCCCCTACCCCCGGGTCAGTAAGTGTAAACCTTGCCTTTTTCTCCCCAGCGCCCTTCCTTGGCAGTCTTGCGGTCATGGCAGGGTTTGCAAAGGGCCTGCAAGTTATCCTCATCCCAGAATAGTTCCAGATTCCCTTTGTGGGGGATGATGTGATCCACCACTGTTGCCGGGGTAATCCTTCCTTGACGCTCACACTCTACACAAAGGGGGTTTCTTGATAGCACCCGTTTCCTGAGCCTACGCCAGCGAGCGGTTTTATAAAGTCTTTTGGAATACTCGGGCCTTTCTTCCCGGTTGTAGTGCCGGTTGTATTCTTTCATGTGTTCGGGACAAAACCTGTCCTCCGTTAGCTCCGGGCAGCCGGGATGGCGACAGGGTTTTAAGGGTTTTCTTGGCACCCATCTTCACCTTCCTTTCGCCATGTTCACAGCCGGACCAGGAAATCCGCTGATGCTTCTTCCCCTCGGGGGATGTATTGATTAAAGCCCTGTAATATTCACTCTTGGGATTGCCGCATTGATAGGCCGTCCAGTCCCTGTCACTGGCCTTTTTGTCTACAATGGCAAAGCGGCAAGATATGCATTTCATACGACTCCCCCCGTTTTCAGGCATAGAAAAAGCCCCGGAGGTTTTAATCCCCAAGGGCTTGTTATCAAGAATGCTGCGTTTCCCGGGAGTCGTGGTCGATCTATCCCTAAGGCCTATGCAAACAGCATCTGGTGTTCCTGATTTTTTCCATGCCTTTACACCTTATAGTATAACATACTTTCCAACTGACATTTGATGACATTCACTGACATTCACTGACGATTTTTAATTTCCCGCACTTTTTTTAGGGCTTTACCATGGACTCTAAAGGCGGTCCGGATATCAAACCTAATATCTTGGGCAATCTTTTCCCAGGACTTGCCGTTGATATAGCGCATCTCCAGGATGATTTGGCTCATGGGGTCGTCCACCAGGGAGATGGTGCCCATGATCTCTGTTTTTATATCCACCAGCCGGTCGATATCCTCGTTGATTTCCTTTTCCAAATCCACGATCTTGACCACCGTATTCTCCAGATGGCTCTTGGTGTTATTGCCCCCGGAGACCTTTTCTTCCCGCAAATTGGCCGATACCTTGGTAGCCAGGGCCCGCAGCACTTCCAGTTGCTCCAATTTGCTGTTGATCCTTTTATCCAGCCATAGCGCTTGGGATAGGTATTCTTTAACCCGCATCGGCTTCCACCTCCAGTTGGCCCTTGTAATAGGTGTTTATGATGTGTTCCCTTTGCTCTGCGCCAAGAGAAAGAATCCTTTTCATGGCCCTTTGCTGATCCAGTTCAAACTGCTCTTTGGTTTTATAGAAACTGCAGCCCCCGCATTTTTTGACCTTTAGGGCTGTGCAGCTTCCCCGCCTGTAGGCGAAACAGTCCCTCATAGTTACCCCACCTCCCGATAAATTCTTGCCTTTACCGCTTCAATAAGTGCTCTTTGGCTTTTATCTTTTTTCCCGAGAGCCCTCATGACATCTTCATCAATGGTGCCTTGTGTGATGATATGATGAATGACAACGGTGCTCTTTTGGCCCTGCCGCCAAAGCCGGGCATTAGTCTGTTGGTACAGTTCCAGGCTCCAAGTGAGGCCAAACCAGATTAAGGTGCAGCCCCCGGCTTGCAAATTCAGACCATGTCCTGCAGAGGCGGGGTGGATAACTGCTACCGGGATTTCCCCTTTATTCCACCGCTTTATTGAGTTCTTACCATCAAGCCTTTCTGCGGGGAATCGTTTTAATATCCGCGCGAGGTCATGCCTGAACCAGTAAGCAATTAAAACCGGCTTGCCGTTAGCGGCCTCAATCAGATCCTCCAGGGCATCAAGTTTGCGGTCATGTATCTTCACTACAGCGCCATCCTCGGCATATACTGCGCCGTTTGCCATCTGCAGCAGTTTGTTGGATAAGACAGCGGCATTAACGGCATCAATTTCCTTCCCTTCCAGCGGTAGCACCAATTCTTTTTGCAAAGTATGGTAGCGGGCCAACTCCTTGTCCGACAGCTTAACGGCCACTTCGTTTATCACCAGTTCCGGTAGCTTCAGATAGTCTGTATTCTTCATGCTGATGGTGATATCTGCGATACGCTTGTAAATTGCATCCTCAGCGCCGGGCTTGGGTTTGTAACTGAAGATGATTTGCTGGTTTCTTTTATCCGGCACAAAGTAGTCCTCCCTATACCGGCCAATAAAGCGGCCCAGCCGGTGGCCCATATCCAAAAGACGAAACTCTGCCCACAAGTCCATTAGGCCGTTGGCTGATGGTGTGCCGGTGAGGCCCACAATCCTTTTTACCTTGGGCCGCACCTTCATCAGGCTTTTAAAGCGTTT